CCCGGATGTATTTTTTTATCTATATAATACATAATTTCGATGTCATTATATAGTGTAAAATAAAGATAGTATCTATTTCCATTTGATCTTAAATTTAGCATATGATTTGATAATATATAATTTACATTATTACTGTCTAAATTATGATGATGTCTTTGCAAAATCTTTACATTATATTTATTATATAAATCTGATAATATAATATCCTTATGGTCGTTACTTTTAATATTGAAAGCAATTCTGTTTGAGAAACTGATAATACCCTGCATTAAATTAAATAGACGATTATTGTAATATAATATCTATCATTTTTTTAAATAAAAAACAATATAACGCTAATACAATTATTATATATGTTAATATGAATAAGCTTTATCAAGAATGGTTTAGTAATACACAATATTGGTTTGCTAATAATAAAATAATTGACGAATATTTATGTGACAAATATTTTAACAATATTCATGATACTAAACAAATATATGAATTTAAAGCGATTTATAGCAAAGAAACATTAATATCATGTATATTACTATTAGACCAAATACCAAGACATTATAAAAGGTTGGGTAATGATATTGATGTAGATGAATATTCTCATGAAGCTATCAAATTTACAAATTATGTACTAAGTATTTATAAAGATTTAAGGATAGACGAATTATCTTTTGTTTATTTACCATATAGACATGTTAAAGATGTAAAAAAAATACATGAAATTATCAAAATATTTTTAAGAATATATGATAATTCAGATATTGATGATAGAATAAAATGTAAAAGATATTTATCAGCTACTTTAAATAATATTTACAAACATATTAATACAAAATATCTAGATAATACGTTACATATAAAATCATTTGATTCTTTGAATGTGAATATTTTTGATAAATTATCTCTAAACAATTATAATATCCATTTAAAATGCAACGACATTGATGTTTATAATAATATATATACTGAGTATTCAAAATTAAATCCAATATATCCTGACCCTAAAATCATAGTATCTTTATCTGGTGGTGTAGACAGTATTGTAGCTCTATATATTCTTAGTAAAATAAGTAAAAATGTTATTGCAGTTCATATAAATTACAATAATCGCAAAGAATCACAAGATGAATTGGACTTTGTTAATTATTATTGCGATTATCTTGGTATACGCCTTTTATATAGGACTATTACAGAAATTACAAGAGATGATTGTTTAAGTAATGGTTTACGCGATCTATATGAAGATATTACAAAAAAGATACGATTTCATATGTACGAATTACTCAACGATACCAATACATATATATTATTAGGGCACAATAAAGACGATTGTTTTGAAAATATTATAACAAATATTACAAATAAAAATAGTTATGATAATCTTTCTGGTATGGAGTCTATCAAAATAATAGATAACATTAAATTTTGGCGCCCGATGTTAAATATCCCAAAAAAAGACATAATACATTTTGCTAATTTAAATGAAATTCCTTATTTATGTGACAGTACTCCTAAATGGTCAATTAGAGGTAAAATCAGAGATAATTTAAGACCATTATTATGTAATTTAAAGAATAATGTAGATATAACACATAGTGGTGACGAGAGTGCGATTGAATCTTTTTTTACATTAAAGGAACATATAGAAGAGTCTAATAATATAATTAATGATATTATAATTAATAAATTATTAAAAAATATTAATGATCAACTATTCGGTACATTTAGTATCGATGATTTATATACGTTTAGATATAAAAGTATAACAAAGATGTTTTTCACTAGATTGAATATCAATGTTAGTAGTAAAACATTAAGTGATTTTATTGAATATATCAATAGATTTATAATTACTGGTAAAGAGAGAAAGTTTATTTTAAATAAAACAAAAGTTTTTATTATAAAAAATAGTGATAATAATTTATATAAAAAAATAATTATTAGTTAATTTTAAGTATGAGTAGAATAATATCAGGATATGCTTTTGGTATTGTTAAAAGAATTATGCCTAAAATATCTGCTACCGAAAAGGCTGCTTTAAACTCGGGTTCAGTGTCAATTGAGGGAGATATCTTTAAAGGTGTAATAAATATAAATGAAATTGTAAATAAATACAATATTAAACTTAAAAATGAGGAAATTGGGTTTTTAAATAATGAAACTAGTAAATTATGCGAATTAATAGATAACGAAGAAGTAGAAAGAAATCAGAATCTATCTACTGATACATGGGATTATATAAAGAAAAATAAGTTTATGGGATTAGTAATACCTCAAAAATATAATGGTCTAGAATTTAGTGCCCACGCACATTCACTTATTGTTGAAAAAATAGCTAGCAGAAATATTGCTAGTGCTGTTAGTGTCATGGTTCCTAATTCACTAGGACCTGGTGAATTATTGAGTCATTATGGTACGGAGGAACAAAAAGATTATTATTTATCAAAATTGGCCGATGGAAGACATATACCTTGTTTTGGACTAACAACAGAGACATCTGGTTCGGATGCTGCTTCAATGTATGATGAAGGATATGTTGTAAATAAGGATGGTGAACTTGGAATAATGGTAACATTTTCTAAGAGATATATTACATTAGCGCCGATTGCTAGTTTAATAGGACTAGCATTTAAAGTTGTTGATCCAAATAATTTACTTGTAGATGGCAAAGAAGGTATTACAGTGGCATTATTGGAGAAAAACAAATTCCCAGAGATTGAAATAGGAAATCGGCATAACCCATTGAATATTGGTTTCATGAATGGTACAATAAGAGGCAATAATATATTTATACCTATGTCGTGTGTGATTGGAGGAGAGAAGAATTGTGGTATTGGATGGAATATGTTAATGGAATCTCTTGGTGAAGGCAGAGGAATATCTTTACCTGCAATGTCTGTTGCGACAGCTAAACTTTGCACATTAGGTGTTGGCGGATACGCGCGCATTAGAAAACAGTTTAATATTCCAATAGCAGAAATGGAAGGGGTAAAAGAAAAACTAGCTGTTATCGCTGGTAATAATTATAAATTGATTGCAGCACAAAATCTTTTCAATGCAATTGTAGATAATGGAGAGAAGCCCCCAGTATTATCGGCTATTATGAAATATAAATGCACAGAATATGGTAGAATATCTGTTAATAATGGAATGGATATATTGGGTGGCGCTGGTATATGTAAGGGTTCCATGAACTTTTTATCATCTAATTATTCAGCTACACCCGTCGCTATTACTGTCGAAGGTTCTAATACTCTAACACGTTCTTTAATAATATTCGGACAAGGACTAAATAGGTCCCATCCTTATCTATTAGATACAATTACAAGTATTGAATCAAATGATAAAGATAAATTCCATGATAACTTTATAAATATCGTTAGACATACTTTTAATAACCTTGGGCGTTCACTTTATTATGGTATTTACCTTAAATTTTATAATAATACAAATTTAGCCGATTTTCATGAAGTACATTTAAAACGTCATGTAGCCAACTTCGCCTTCTCGGCAAATATAGCATTATTGATGGGTGGAAAAATAAAAACAGCTGAATATATTTCTGGGAGATATGCTGATATATTATCAGATATATATATGTCCAAAGCTTGTTTATGGTATTATAACAAACACAATGATGTTAAAGATATTGATAAATTATTGGATTATTGTTTAAATGATTATTCTAATAGTATTCAAAAAAATATATATGGTATAGCTAATAATATTCCATTACCTATAATGGGTACACTTATTAAAATGGTTACATACCCTCTTGGTAATAATTATAAACCAAATAAAGATAGAGTTGTTACAGATGTTTCAAATATAATTACAAAACCAACTGAATTACGTAAATTATTAACAGATAACGTATTTATATCTGATAAAGAAGATGATAGAATAAATCAAATTGATAAAGGAATAGAGCTATGCTATAATAGTGATAAGTTATTAAAGCAGCTAAAAACGGATGATGATAATATTAACATAATGAGAGCAAATCAGTTAAGAAAAAAAATTATAAAAGTTGATGAATTCAATGAAATAATCCATTAAATAATCTAAATAGTATTATTAATACTCTTATATATGATGTAATGTCTTCTACGCGCGAATAGAAAATTAAGATAATATGTTGTGACAACATGATTTACTAAATTATTTATTTTTAATCTATCATTCTTAATTTCATTGATTTTATATTTAGTAATTAAGTGATTAGCATTATTTAAGCTATTAAAAGGGTTTTTAACAATAGATATACTATTGAGATGGGCGAATGCATTTACAAACGATAGTAGTGTAAATAAAATAAAATATTTAAACATTAATATGTAATATTAAATATTCTTTAAATAATATAAATGATATATAATATTTATAAATACGAAAGTGAATTACCCGATAATACAATTGCTATTGACGGAGTAGTATATTCATTAGACGACTGGGAGCATCCCGGGGGCAATCAGATTAGATTATTTGGTGGCAATGATGTATCTGTACAATATAGAATGATACATGCATTTCACAGCGAAGAAACTAGAAAGGTAATGCCGGTTGTTGGTAAATTACTTAATTATAATAAGGATTATACATTTAATTCAGAATTTGAAAAAGAATTAAAAGAAGAGGTTAAAAAGGTAGTATTGCCTCACAAAATGTATGCAACACCAGGATTCAGATATAGAGTCCTATTATATTGTTTGAATTATGTTATATTAATGTATTACTATGTGATATATGGTGCTAATTTTAAATTATGTACATTACTTGGTATTGCCGAGGCATTAATTGGATTAAATGTGCAACATGATGCAAATCACGGAGCTATATCTAGAAAACCTTTTTGGAATGATATTTTGGGTTATGGTGCTGATTTGATAGGTGGCAATAAATATCTTTGGTTACAACAACATTGGACCCATCATGCATTTACAAATGATAATATTAGAGACCCTGATGCTAAAAGCATGGAACCATTCTTAATATTTCATAATTATAATAACGAATCTCCTAATCGTAAATATATCACTAAATTTCAATATATATATATGATACCATTATTTTCATTATATTGGTTATCATCAATATTTTCTAGCGAAATATTTTCGGGTTTACAATTTTCTGTTAATAAATACTCTGATATTAATTTTAAAAATAGCTATATTCAAAGTAAGATAGGCATATCTATAATACTAAGATTGGTATATTTATATTTAAAATGCTTTTCACAATTTTATCATTATGATACAACAACTGCTATGATATACATAATATATTCATCGCTCGTATCTTCACTTACATTAGCTATACCTTTTTCATTATCGCATAATTTTGAAAATGTAGAAAGATTCCCAAGTAAAATAGATTGGTATAAATCACAAGTAGAAACGTCATGTACTTATGGTGGAAAATATATAGGTTATTTATGCGGCGGGCTTAATTATCAAATAGAACATCATTTATTTCCTCGTATGTCTAGCGCATGGTATCCATATATACAAGATACTGTTATGAGAGTATGTAAGAAACATAATGTAAAATACACATATTACCCAACATTCCTGGAAAACTTTAAATCAACTATAAAATATGTTAGTAGTATATCTAATAAGAAAAAGAGTACATAATTAATAAAATCTATTAAATTTCAAAAAGTTTATAAAATCATTAGAAAAATAAGATTATGTACTCCTTTTTTGAAAAAATGACTTAACAACAAAAAATATATAACATATGTATTAATGGAAAACATTTATATATTAAAGCTTATAAATAGCAAGTATTATGTTGGGAAAACACACAATATAGAAAATAGATACGAGCAACATATTAATGGTTCCGGGTCTGCTTGGACAAAAAAATATAAACCTTTGGCAATAATAAAAAAAATAAAGAGTACTTCACAATTTGATGAAGATAAATATGTTAAAGAATATATGTCTAAATATGGTATAGAAAATGTTAGGGGTGGAACATATACATCAATAGAATTAGATTATGTATCTTTATTGCAATTGCAAAAAGAACTATGGCATTCAAAGAATTTATGTACACGATGTGGTAGAAATAGTCATTTTGTAAAAGACTGCTATGCTAAATGTGATGTTAATGGAATAAAGATAGATGATGAAGATACATCTTCAGATACAAAATCAGAAGAAGTATGGTGTTGTAGTTATTGTAATAAAGAATTTGATACAGAAAATGGCGCTAGATTCCATGAAAATAATTATTGTAAAAAAAAATATAATAATTCTGAATACAATGGATATAAAACAAGTAATAGAGGATACAATAATTTTAATAATCAAGGATATAAAAATAAACCATGTGATATATGTGGAAAAAAAGGCCATCGCGAAGTAAATTGTGATTACTTTTAAATCATTTTTAAGCCATAACCATTCTGTCAGACAATTTGAAAGACTTGTGGTTATCCTTTAATACACATAGTGGTACATTGGCTAATGGTAAATCACCTTTATTGGGTTTTAAAGAATAATTATAAATTTGGTTATAATCTAAATTTGGATTATTATTCTCTGCTAAATCCGCTGTATATATTTTTTCTAAATCGGGTGAAAATACGCGTTGTTCTGCTGTTTTAATTGTATCCTGAGTTATTATTTCTTTATTAAAATTGGTATTATCAATTTCTTTATTAGAACTATACATATTAAATGTGTTCTTGTTTATAACATCAAGATCATTTATATTTGGCATCGCGGGAATATCTTGATCATATAAATTAATTAATTTAGGTGGACATCTCACTTTAATATCACCCATATCTTGTTTTTTAGACGGTTCTGGTGTAGGCTCTTTATATTTTACTGGTTCTTCTTTGGGGACATCATTTTTTGACATATTAAAAAATAATAGAAATACAAATATTATTAAAAATATAATACATATGATTTCTATATAATAGATTTCGTTATCTTTCATATTACTATATTAAAATAATATTTTAATCGTCATCTTCAATGAATTTAAGCTTTCCTTTTGTGTCTTCTTCACTATAATTATGAAATTGTATTAATTCGTTATCTTGATAATAGGAAATATTATACTTATTAGTATTGTAAAATTTAGTACGAGCATAACCTTTGCGTTTAAATACAGAGAATTCGTCTAAAATATCGATACATAATGGAATATATTTTCTGTCTTCTGGGCGTTCTCTGAGAATACGACCGATAGATTGTTGTATATCAGATATGGGGGAAGCAAATATTACTGTATTTAATGTCGGTACATTGAATCCCTCAGACGCCAATTGATATGTCGCTAAAATAATTTGTTTTTCTGCGGATACATTTAGATCAGCTTGTTTCATACCACCAACATAATAACCGTAATCTTTATTCAAAATATTTTTATCAATAATATATGTTTCAATATCAGTTAATAAATTTCTACGCTCGCTTAAAATTAATATTCTTCTATTAGGGTCTTTTTTAATTAGACTTTCTAAAACATTGATAATATATTCTGTCCTAGGTTTGAATTTGCAAATGTTATTAATCATGGCAGCGGTATTCTCCTTTCCATTCCACATTTGTTTTACAGCCGAATATTCAATATTGGGCTCATAATACTTATGTATTTGCACTTCTACTTCTGTAAACTCTTTGTTTTTCATTGTGTAGACAGAATTACCAATATAATATTCAAAAACCTTTCGCATACCATCTTTGCGATTTAGTGTAGCGGATAGACCCAAAATAATAGGCATATTTAGTTTTTTAAAAGCTCTGCAAAATACTTGTGCTCCTGTATGGTGTACTTCATCAATAATTATAAAACCAATATCATGAAAATATTA